TAACTACCAAAGGCATTTCCATTCTCATAGCCAAGATGTAAGTCAGTACCAGAACCAGTGTAATCCTTACCTGTATAAGAACCATTGTTCTCTACGTTTACATAGAAACCAGCAAATGCAGGTGTTGATAGTGCTGAAGCAGCAGCTATTGTTAGTACTTTTTTAAACATTATTAAAAAGAATAAAGCTCAATAATAATCGTTTTTATATAAAATTCAATATTCTTTGGTCAGTTATTACTATGACCATGCAACACCTGTTGTCTGTACAGGAGTATTTATAAGATCAATCTCAGATTTTAAACTTGCTTCAATAGCAGTAACCTCATCCGTTCCAAGATTATCTTTTACCCAAGTAATCATTGTCGCTTCATCTGGTGTTTTAGCAGAAGTATCAAAAGAAATAAATCCTGATGGTAATGATTCTGGTTTTGTAAATACAATTTCACCAGTGCGTCTTGCCTTTTCTTCTGATCCATCCATGCCTTTTACACGATAGACAACATTAGTAAAGTAACCATCAGATACATCACGTTTTGAACAAGTGCCGTTGATTTCCCAAGTGTAAGTGATTGCCATAATTACAAAGATTAGTTTAAATACAGTTTAACTTTATTCTACGACTTCGCTCGCAGGTTCCTGCACACCTTCTTCTTCTTTTACAAGTTCAACTAATTCTGCATATTGTGCATTTTTTACATTGAACTCTCCAAGAGTCTGTGCCTTTTCATTGGCAATCTTCTTTTCTTCCTGATCCAAGGCATTGTACTTATCAGCAAGAGCTTGTGCTTCTGCTTTACGTTGTTCACATCTTTCAGATAATGTTGACATAAAAATAATGTAATTAATTTAGAGTTTAACGATAGTAAGGGATATGAGCTATACGGCTTACGCTGCTTCTAATGCAGCAACTTTAGCTGATAGATCCTTTACAGCTTCTACCAATACACCTATTAATCCACTGTACTGTAAAGCTTTTTCCCCTTCTTTACCATGTACGAGTTCTGGAAATACTTTTTCTACATCTTGAGCTATTACACCCATAGAAGGTAATGAAGAGTTTATAAGATTATACTTATATCCTTTTATCTGTTGTATTTTTTCTAGTGTATTTTTTAAAGGTTCAATGTCAGATTTTAATGCAATATCAGAAGTTTCTGTTAGTGTTCCAAAGCATGTTGCACCAGAAGTTGTAACACGGAATCTTTCAGTAAATGTAACTGCATCTCCAATACTTGATACATGGGGATAAGTAAACATATTTATTTCAAGTTTATTTAATCGTATTCTTGAGCCACCACCAGAACTACCACTTATATTTGAAGTACCATCGGCTCTAAGATTACATGACATTCTACCATTTCTATCTAAAAGAAGGGTGCCTCCATTACTACCAACACTTAAATGAACATCACCAGTTCCATTACCTTGTACATTTATTCCCGATGTACTCGTTAAAAATTTTAAATCGTTGTCGAAATATAACTCTACTGCTCCGTTTTCTACACCTCTAAATAATGTTTCTCCACCACTAGATTGTGCTCTTACAATACTACCAGCAATATTTAGATCTCCAGTACCAACATCTTTTATGTAACTATTACTTCCATCATGAAAAATTTGTAGGTCATCACTTGCTCCAAAAAGCATCTTGCCATTATCTGCAAGTGAAAAATGAAAATGAGAACTAGCATTTTCATTATTTAGTTGTAGTCGTTTATCGCTACCATGATTTGTTCCAAATTGTACAGTACTATTATCTGGAAATTTCCAGTCATAACCGACATTACCTATATCAAGAAATGATAAAAATCCATTTGAGGTGCTTGTTGTTTGTACTGTAAGAACAGAACCATCGGGGATCTCTGCTCCTCCGCTCGTAGTCTCAAACTTTTTACTGTGGTCGAAAAAAAGTTCTACGGCTGCATTTGCAGTAAATGTAGCTAACTGTTCATTATTAGCTGCATTGTTAATATTAATATCATCAGCTTGAATACTTAACGCACCAGTACTATTTGTAATTCTACTGTTTCCATCGTGATAAATTTGTAGGTCATTACCTGCACCAAACTTAGCTTTTGCGTTATCAGCAAACTCCAAACAATTATCTGATTTATCAAAAACTATATTTGCACTTGCTCCTGTAAAAGTAACATCTTCATTAAAATTACTGGCAGCATCTACATCAATACCACCAGCTAAAGTAAATAAATTTACATAACCATTATTTGAAGTATTACGCAGCTTCATTATTCCTGCATTTGTATCAGCAAAAAATTGTGTTGCAAAAGTTGTACTAGGTGCGGAAGATCCAGAATTATTACTTGAAATTGCTAATAAAACATTATTTATATCAGCCCTGACGTTTGCTCCTGTGGAGTTATCTATTACATAGTCGTGTTGTGCCATTTCTTAATCCAAAATTTTCTCTAAGTATATCCTAAACCAACACTAACTACCACGTCCGAAACCTACTGCTGTATATTTGAAATTTCTATCAACATTACTACCGTCATTCTTAATATCAATATCAAATCCAGTGCCAGAAATATTAGACAAGAAAAATTCATCTCCTGCTGACATATTTTCTATGGTGATTCCTATAGTTGGCAATGCAGAATTAGCACTAACACTTGTTCCAGTAGCTCCTGTAAAAAATGAATTTGTGAATGTGACAGATTTTGTTGATGTTGTTGAAGCTATAACAGTATTTACAGTTTCAACTCTTCTATCAAGTTCTGCTGAATAACCTAATTGATCTATTTCAATACTTTGTGCAGGGTCAAAACTTATCATCTCACATCTAAACTTAAATCCTCTACCGACATGAGTTCCATTAGCAAAAATATTAAATGTTTTACCCGTAAAATCACTATCCTGATAACTAGAACCATTGGAAGGTGCATCAGATGTCACTGCCACCAACAGTTTTGCGTTGACATCAAATGCTGTGGCTGCGTCGAAATCAGTCCAAGTATCAATATTGCCTGATCTACTATCTATCAGATCATTAGGATAAAAACCCTGCGTCACAAAATGCCTTGTTAAACGTAAGGGTTGAACACCACCAAGATCAAGGATATTAGCAAAATCATAAGTACCACCATCTGTTGTATCTACAGCACCAAGAAAATCAAAGGATGAAATGGCATCAAAATCTGCAACATCATCTAATGTTTCAGTAGATCCCAAAACTAAACCATTAACTTCTGAACTGAAAAAACAATCTACTTTTGTACCGCCAAAAGGAGGTGAATCTGTATCTTCTCTATCGTTAAAAACAAGGAGTTTAGGTAATGGATCGGGGTTAACAACAACAACAGATGCTTCACCAGAACTTAATCTACCACCATCATCTCTGAATTTAAGAATATATTCACCATCAATAGCTGGTAGCATTGTTTCACTGACTGAACCTGGTAAAGCAGGGATTAGATCAACAGAATTAGTAAACGTACCACTACCATTTGTTAAATTACTATGCCTGACAACTACGTTTCCACCATGTAATACATCAATATCAGTTGACTTATCAAAACGTAATCTCATCAACTGATCTGATATAGTTTCTACTCTTAAATTTTGTACATCACCAGGTAATGCAGTCTTACCAACAGATGTAAATTGTATTTCATTTGGTCTTTCACTAAGTTTATTTATTGCATTTATAGAAAATACTCTAATGACAAACTTACCATTAGTAATATTATCTAAATCAAAATCAGTAGCCTTTACCTGTTGATTGATAAAGTTTCCATTTTCAAATTTATATTGAAGATAATATCCAATAGCACCCTTAACAGCAGCAAAAGATATTGATAATCTTGCAACTGCTTTATTATTAATAACAATGAGTGATTCAGAGGCAGTTAAGTTTTCTGGTGCAGGTAGTTTCTTTGTAATTAAAGTAAAACTTTTAGCTGGTAATGGTGTTCCATCTTCTACAAAATCATATTTACCACTGTTATGTGATGCTGCTGTGATACTGAATGTAAGATTTTCCTGTTCCTGTACGTTTACAACTCTCCATGTTGTAGGTTCAAGAGTTGTATTCTCTATAACCCAGACACTATTTGCCTGTGGAACGGAAGAAAAAGCAGAGGAGACAGTAACAGTAGCACCTGATATATCGCTAATCTCTTTTGTCTCAAGCGTTCCATCAGATAAGATCACTGATAGTTTTGCAGTATTGGAAGTAACAAGATCAGTGGATGCTGTATCATCAACTTCTATCTGAGTTGTACTGATACCTGTTTTTATTCTTCCTCCTCTTCTCACTCCCTGTTTAACTTCATCTGCCACTGATATTATCTGTCCAGGACGTACCAACACACCTGCTTCAGCAGTAATACTAAAATTAACTATCTCAGAAGAATTATTTTGGTTAAACAATAACCATTTCGCCATTCTTGAAGCCTGTCCTCTTGATGTTGTGGCAAAACTTTTTATAGTCTGTGTTTTGATTCCATACCTTGACTGTGCTGTTGTGTCATCTACTGTTTCATAGTCAATAGCTTGAGTTGTCATATCAAAGAAGCCTACATTTATCTTTGTAAACTTGGCTTTCTGACTCTGATTGCTATATGAAAAACCACCTTCAGTTACGTTAGAGATATTAAAGGTATAAACAGGATCAGATGGTCTATCCTGTGAGATTGTAATACTGCCTGCCTCATAAAAAGCCTGTACACGCATTACAGAACAAAGATCCTGTATAAGTTCAAATGCTTCCTTCTGATTATTAATATTTACATTGCAACTAAATCTAGCTTCTGTTCCTCCATCTCCATCATCAATAAGAGTTGAATTATATTCAGAAGCAGAATAGAAAGCAAACTTATCTATAGCTGTTTCTGGTATGGACGCTCCGTAACGTGTGTTCGTAAGAACATCATATAAAACCCAAGCTGGATCGTTAGTAAACTCCTTATCTGACTTTAACGTGCCATTAAAACTACCACTGAAAGATAAACTACCATCAGATCTAACAGTTGCATTATGTGGGATCTTTACCTTTATTCCTCTTATTCTGTATGTTCTTGTTGGTATTGATCTAAATGATTCAGCATTAAAACGTAAACCAACGTGTGCAATATCCACATAAGCTCTCTGTTCTGCTGTTATCTCTGTAAATGATGACCAACTAAACTTATTCTGTAAATTAGTATCAGTAGAATCATTCGTAACCCTGGTAACAGTGGCAGTAATTGGATAGCTTAGATTTGATAAACCTTTAATAATATAATCTCTGAAATACTGTGTATTTGTCTTACCGATTACAGCACCTTTTGTTCCTTTAATGACTCTATGTTCTGTCCCATTATTCTCTGTAATTTTTATAGATAAATTGACCTGTGTACCATTTGTAGATCCATCATCTGTATTAAATTGCTGAAGAGAAGGAAAGACAATAGTAATTCTTAATTTATCTATCTGATTTGAAATCGACCTTGACACTGGTGTTGCCTTTGTTACTTCAACACCGACAGCAGTTTCAGATTCTATTTCATTAATAGTCTCTAGGGCAGTTTGACTAGACGTTCCAAATCTAGGTTCAAAACTTATATCTTCTCTTGTAAAATTAAAATCACCTTCCGTTAGATTATTTATATCTGCTGATTTCTTTAGCACCTGCGTTCCATTTAGAAAAACATCTTTTAGTGCTGCAATATTATATTTATCAGTTCCCTGCGTAAGACCTGCCTCTAATGGTGAATGAAAACCAGCAATCTCTCCTTCTGATAAAACATCTATAAGATCATTTGATTGCTTACTGGATAATATTGAATCTGTTGTAGTTTGTATGCCATCAACATCACCTGCTGTTATATTTACACTATTTTGTTTTGTAAAAGTGGCATTACCTGATGTAGAGACTGAAGTGCTACTTGCAACCTTAAATTCTGTTGAGGAGGTGACAGAGGTGACAGTCACATTCTCTGTTGTACCAGAACCAGAGGTTACGTTTAGGTCAACAACATCACCAACAGCTAATGTTTCTGTGCCGTTATGAGTAACAGTGATTGTATTTGCTGATTGAGAATACGTTCCAGTTTTAGGTACATCTTCAAAATAAAAACTTACTATTTCATTAGATATTGTCTGAGAAGATGATCTTGTGACAGTAAAAACAGTAGATGAACTTACTGCTGTTACTGTTAAAACTTCTGGTGTATTTTCATTTGTACCTACAACAAAAATAATATTTAATACATCACCTACTTGTATGGTTTCACTGCCATCATGGGTAATTGTTGCTGTAGTTCCAGATTGTGAAAAATTACCTGTTTCAACAGTGATACCATCTATTTCAATTAATTTTCCATTTGCATCAAAAACAATATCATTGCCTAATCCACCAAGTCCAAATTCTTTTAAAAAATCATCAATACCTTCATCTGTTACGTTACCGAAGTAATGAGCTTGCATTACATCGGGAAGTGCATATTCTAATTCAAATGGATCTGGCATTATACAGAAACCTCAATCTGATCTGTATCAATTCCATTTGAAACATTTATACTTCCGACAAAGATTTCTCCATAGACAAGAGGTAAAGCTACACCTGCTCTTGATACGTTTGTGACCCCACTAAAGGCAAAGTTAACAGTGGCATCTTCTGGTTCTAAAGATGACATCGGCTTTGGCTTTGGTGTTAAATAATTATTTATACTATTTACTGCCATTTGTGTACCAATTGCTGTAGCTGCACCAGCGAATAGTGTTAATCCAAGACCTTTTAAACCTATAGCAACACCTAATTCAGTTGCAAAACCTGATAAAAGTAGACCTCCAATCAGACCAAAAATTTTACCTTCAACAACAGGTATTATTTTTATCTCTTTATCTATAGGATTTAATAAATCATCTTTAGTTGCATTATATTCTCCCATATCTATTCGATAATATTTATTCATCATATATTTTTCTAAATCAGGATGATTGCATAATAAAAACTTCATTACTTCTTTTGTATTTCTTACTTCTGCCTTCTGTTCTTTCCATCCTACGAAGTCTGCCAGATCTCCATATAGTTTTACTGTCTTAAGCATATTTTTAATTAATATTTTTTATATCTGATGGTTCTATTTTAAACCAATTTTTAGTTAAAATTCCAATGATATACCAAGTTCTATTAGATCGTTTACAACTTATAATATCTGCTTCACTAGGATGCTCCGTACCAATCGGATGAGAATGTATAACAGCATGTATTCTGCCATATCTATCCTCAGTTTTAGCCCAATCAAAAGGATCTAATAAAAACTGCAAATCATTATGTAAGGCTAGGTTTTTACAAGGAATATACTTATCTTTATTTAAATAATTAACAAGTAGTCCACATGATTCTCTAGGGAGTTCTTTTAATGCGTGTTTATATGCAGAAATTTTCCAGTTCATTGATTTATAAACGTACCAACTCCAGGAAAAAGATCTCTTGTAACTACTCTTTTAGGGAGTTGTAAATTAATTAAATCAAGTTCTGAAGCTAATTCAAATTGCACAACTTCTCTATTTTCAACAACTTTTCTATCAATAAAATAAATCTCCTGTGGTAATTCCTGTGTTGTATCAGGTGTACCGAATGGATTTGTACCGCCTGTAAAATTTGCAGCATCTAAATATCTTGCAAGTGTTCTTATCCTTGTGAATTTTGCACCATTTAAATCATTATTAGCAGTAACAGCATTAACAGTTGCAAACAAAGCAGTAATAGTTCCTAAAATATTACTAATAGTAAAAGTAGGTCTAGGTATAGAACCAGATGATCCATCAAATTCAAACCCTTCTGCCTGACATGGAAACTTTTGATATGTATTACCTTGCCAAATGATATTTGTATTATCTAATTTATTTGTACCTGCATGAAACCTCTGCACATCTGTAGATCCATGTAATGTACTATCTAAAGTCAAAGTAAAAAGTTCAATAATAGAACTTGGATTAATCTTCTGTAGTTCTGATACTGGTATTGGCATTAGGGTTCAAATACCTGTGTAAATTCAGCAGTTATAGATGCTCTATTAGGTACTGATAATACTTTTTTATAACTTTCACATTTAAATTTAGATGCACTAGATTCTCCTGGTGCAGTAAAATCAAAACTTGCATTATCTATGGCTCTAGCTGCTAAAAAATCTTCTATGGTTGTTGCATCTGTAGTAGTTATATTATTAAATGCCACTGATAAAACCATAGGATTTTGATTTAAACCAAAAGTAAGTCTATGTTCATAGCCATCACCTAATTTTACAGTTTTAACATTAGGTGTTTTAGTTTTTGTAAACCCATAGGAAGGTTCAATAGAAGGAAATGTGGACATTATACTAATAAACCTCCTGGTCTTTTTTGTTTTATTAATTCAGTCTGTATTGCAGTTGCTAGTGCAGTACCAAAAGCATTAGCCTGCTGTGTATTTCCTTGCACATTAGAACCAGATGCATCAACAGAAACATTTATAACAGTAGAACCGCCACCATTAGATTCAACACCTAATCTACCATTACTACCTCTTCTTAAAGGTAAAATAGCTTCTGCACCTGCTTCACCCATTAATCCTATGCCATTTTTCATAGGAAATAATGTTGGTCTGTTTACTATTCCTCCATAGGCATATTTTTGTACCTGTCCATTAACAAAAGCATTACCATCTGCATTTTTTGTAAATATATCCTTTATAAAATTAGTAAATGGTTTTGTAATAGATTCCTGTATTGCAATACGTGCCATATCTTTAATTATGCTATTTGCTAAATTTCTAAAATTTAATTTACCTGTCATTACAAAATTAACTAAAGCATCTTCCATACCTTTTATTCCTTTTATTACAACATCTGCCATAGATTCCTGTACTGTTTTTAAACTATCATTAAATGCTTTTAATTTATCTCTCATTGTCTGACCAAAACCTTTTTCAATAGCTTCACTTGCACCTGTAGCACTTTCTTCTATTTTTCTAAAATAACTTTCTGGTGCATTTGTATCCGTACTAAATAATTCCTGTAGACTTTCAAAATTTTCTTTAAATCGTTCTTCAAAACCACTAACAAAATCTTTACCAAAAAAATTACCCATTACACCTTTATAACTATCTAATAAACCAGAACCTACATTTTTAAGTGCATTACCAGTACCACCTAAGAGCCTTAACATAAATGGAGGTATATTATCTACAACACTTTTAATAAAATTTTGTACTCTTGTTGCTAATGCACCTATAGCCTTAATTATTTCATCAATTAATTTTACAGTT